CAGAATTAGCGTCATATTTAATGCCTTCGTGGTTCTTGGGCCGTAATCCTAAATTAAAAATCATACAGGCTACCATGAACACGGAACTTGCTGTAAGATTTGGTAGAAAAGTCCGAGATCTCATTGCCGATCCCATATATGCTGAGATCTTTCCCAAAACGGACTTGAAACAGGATAGCCAAGCGGCGGGTCGTTGGGAGACCAGCCAAGGCGGGGAATACTTTGCGGCGGGGGTGGGTGCAGCAATGACTGGTCGTGGTGCGGATTTGTTGATCATTGACGATCCGCACTCGGAACAAGATGCATTGTCCTCGGTTGCTTATGATAATACATATGAGTGGTACACATCGGGACCGAGACAGAGATTACAACCGGGGGGTACCATTATCATTGTACAAACCAGATGGTCTAAGAAGGATCTGACGGGACGATTAGTTCAGAATATGACGATGGACACTATGTCTGATCAATGGGAGGTTATAGAATTTCCAGCTATACTTCCAAATGATAAACCATTATGGCCTGAATTTTGGCAAGTAGAAGAACTATTAAAGGTCAAGGCTTCACTGTCCCCGGTCAAGTGGAACGCACAATGGCAACAAAATCCGACATCGGAAGCTGTTGCCATGATCAAGAGAGATTGGTGGCAGAGTTGGGAAAGATCGGATACGCCGAGACTAGATTATATAATTCAAAGTTATGATACGGCATATAGTAAAAAAGAGACAGCAGACTTTAGTGCGATTACGACTTGGGGTGTATTTGAGCCGAAAGAAAATGGTGATCAGCATTTAATAATGTTAGATGCTCAAAAGGGCAGATGGAGTTTTCCAGAGTTAAAAGAGATTGCATTAGAGCAAAATGAGTACTGGGAACCTGATATGATGTTGATTGAGGCAAAAGCGAGTGGACAACCTTTAGCAGATGAATTAAGATTATTGAATCTTCCTGTTACTACGTTTAGTCCTGGTAGACGAAGAGGTGGAGGCGGTGTTGATAAAACTATGAGAATGCATATAGTATCACCTATATTCGAATCGGGAAAAGTATGGTATCCTGATGGAGAGAAATTTGCGGAAGACGTTATTGAAGAGGTAGCATCCTTTCCGAATGGTGATCATGATGACTATTGTGATAGTATGACAATGGCCTTAATGCGATTTAGACAGGGTGGTTTTATAGATTTAAAAGGTGAAGAGATACCAGAGAATTGGTATCCAAAACGAGCAAGGGAATATTACTAATGTCGGGCTGGGGCGAATTAATAAAACAAGGACTTAAATCTGCTGGAAAAGCCACAGTACAAAAAGGCAGTACAGTTAGTTCTAAAAAAATACAAAATGGTATTGTAGAAAAAGTAAATCCTTACGCAAAAACAGTAACAATACAGTCTAAAGATGGCAAGATGAGAGAGACTGTCAGGGCGGATGAGGTAACAGTACAACCTGTAAGAAGACGAACAAGAGAAGAAAGTTTATATATTTCAGACGAGGCATATACACCAAAAAGAATTTCTGATTTTTCGGAGTCTGATTTAGCTAACATGTCTGAAGGTGAAATAAGACAGCGTTTAATTAGAGATCCTAATATGCAGAGCTATCAAGATTTAGCGAAAGCTGCACCGGGTGACAGCGACATTATGAAACGAATCAGGTTTATAGGGCAGAATAAAGTACCTGGTTTAAGAAAAACTGCCGAGGATCGTGGAAAGTTTGCCGAGGCCCGTGCACAGGCGAAACAAGAAGCAGAAGCTAAGAAAATAGCAGAAGAGAGAATAACACAGAAAGAAAGACTACAAGCAACCGAGAAAGAAAAGCTTAAAAAAATTAGATCTAAAAAACCTGAACTTAATTCACCCGGAATTGATGGAGATATGAATAAGTTAATGCAATCCATGCAAAGATGGAGGGATACAGGTCGATGGGCGAAAGGTGGATCCGTGAATCTAAATAAAAAACAATATAAAACTGTTATAAATAAATTTTCAGATAGAATGCTACCCGGTAAAAAACGAACTACGAGGATATACTAATGGCAATAGAACCTAGACAAATAGCAGGTATGGTTGAAGGCTCAATGGGGGCTGGTGGTCCAGGGTCCATGGACGATGATACACAGATAGAAGTTGCGGTAGAAGAAGACATGGAAATGATGCCAGAAGGCGTTGAACTCATTGATGGTGAGGAAGTAGAAGTTGAGGCAGAAGAATATGATCATAACGCCAATCTTGCAGAGGTTCTTGACGATGACGTTTTGGGAGAATTATCATCAGATATTCGAGCCAAGTTTCGTGAAGATGTTGAATCAAGGGAAGATTGGGAAGAAGCGATTGCCAAGGGATTAGGGTTACTTGGAATTAATTATGAGGATAGAAGTGAACCTTTCTTAGGGGCCAGTGGTGTAACTCACCCGTTACTTTCTGAAGCTGTTACTCAGTTTCAAGCACAAGCTTACAAGGAGATGTTACCAAGTGGTGGTCCTGTAAAGACCCAGATTCTTGGTTCACCGACCAAGGAAACTGAAGATCAAGCCCAGCGTGTAGAAGATTTCATGAATTATCAGATTACTGAAATCATGGAGGAATATGACCCAGACACAGATCAAATGTTATTTTATTTGCCATTGACGGGATCTACATTCAAAAAGATTTATTTTGATGAAACCAAACAGAGAGCCGTTTCCAAGTTTGTGCCGGCTGAAGATATGGTTGTTCCGTATTCAGCTAGTGATTTAAGAACAGCGGAGAGGGTTACACATGTAGTGAGAATGTCGTATAATGATATTCGCAAGCTACAAGTAGCAGGAGTATATAGAGATGTTGAATTATCTGAAACAGGCGATGGTGACGATGAAGGAGCTATCCAAGAACGTGCTGATGAGTTGTTGGGACTACGCCCAAATTACTCTGACGACTCTTATACCTTATTGGAATGCCACATTGACTTGGACTTGGAGGGTTTTGAAGACACGGATATGGAGGGGAATCCTTCGGGCATCATGCTTCCTTATATTGTTACCATTGATCAAAATTCTGGAAAAGTGTTATCGGTGGTTAGAAACTTTAGAGAACAAGACCCACTAAAAAGGAAGAGACAATATTTTGTACACTTTAAATTTTTACCAGGGTTTGGATTTTATGGTTTCGGGTTATTACACACAATCGGAGGTTTATCTCGTGCTGCAACTTCTATTCTCAGGCAGTTAATTGATGCGGGTACGCTCTCTAATCTTCCAGCTGGGTTTAAGGCTCGTGGTGTTCGTATTCGTAATGATGATGAGCCTCTTAATCCTGGGGAGTTTAGGGACATCGATGTCCCAGGGGGAGATCTTAAAAACTCCATCATCCCACTGCCATATAAAGAGCCATCAGCTACATTAGCACAACTTTTAAGTGTGGTTGTTGATTCTGGGAAGCGTTTTGCACAGGTCGCAGACGCAAAAATAGCGGATGTTAACTCTCAAGCACCTGTTGGAACGACTGTTGCGTTGATTGAGCAAGGCTCAAAGATTATTTCAAGCATACATAAGCGTCTACATTATGGTCAAAAGCAAGAATTTCGCATGTTAGCCGAGATTTTTAGCGAAAATCCAGTTCCATACCCTTATTTTGTTGGAAATGTGCCCCCAGAGACAATGCAAGCCGATTTTGATGGTCGTGTGGACATACTTCCAGTGTCAGATCCGAACATTTTCTCTATGTCACAGCGATTATCGCTTGCTCAAACACAATTACAGATGGCACAAGCTGCTCCAGAGATGCATAATTTGCGTGAAGCGTACAGAAGAATGTATGATGCGTTAGATATAAAGAATATTGATGCTATTTTACCAGAACCACCACAACCACAGCCCGTGGATCCTGCAACAGAAAACGGGAATGCCTTAAAAGGTATGCCATTACAAGCATTTCCAGAGCAAGACCATGAAGCACATGTAAGAGCTCACATACCTTTCTTAGCAAATCCTGCTTCACAGGCCAATCCACAGGGTTATTTGATGCTACATGCTCATGTACAAGACCATATTGGTATGATGGCAAGGGATCAAGTTACAACTTTCTTCCAAAAATCAATAGAAGCTGCTCAAGCAGCTGGGCAACCAGTTCCTCAAATTGATCCAGCAGCCGTTGAAGCGGCAATCGCTCAACAAGTAGGAGAGATTTTGAATGAATTGTTACCTTCTCTAGCTCCACAAACACCAGAAGATCCATTGGTTGAGATTAGAAAGAAAGAGCTTGAAAACGATACAGCTGAACTACAAAGAAAGACTATGAATGATCAAATGAGCTTTCAAGTTGATACAGCCAAGATACAACAAGCCTATGATTTAGCTCAACAGAGACAAAAACTTCAAGAAAGTATTGCTGATGATAGGAACGATGTTAATGTTTATAGAATCAATATGGCAGCTGCTGGTAGGGCTAACAAAGGTAAATAATCTGTGATATAATTATGTCATGGATCCAGTAACTATATCATTAGCAGTAGGCGTTGCCTCAAAAGCGTTCTCTGCCATTAAAAAAGGTTTTGAGGTTGGTCGTGACATTGAACAAATGTCGGGGGACATTGGACGATGGATGGGTGCCGTAAGTGACGTTGATAATGCAGAAAAGCAAGCTAAAAATCCTCCCTTGTTTGGTAAGTTGTTTAAAGCTGGTTCTATCGAAGAGGCAGCAATGGCTGCGTATGCAGCAAAGAAGAAACTTGAGGAACAAAGGTACGAACTCAAGATGTTTTTAAACATGACCCACGGACCAGGGGCCTATGACGAACTCCTTAAGATGGAGGGTCAGATAAGGAAACAACGTCAAGAGACAATTTACAAACAACAACAAATGAGAAGACAGCTAGGTGAAGCTTTGGCATGGCTTTTTCTAGCTATAATCATAGGTGGATTACTACTATTACTGGCAAGTGCTTTTTCAAGTAAAGCTCATGGTAAAGATTATACTAGAAATCAAAAGATAAATAATGGAACAACAGCTGTTCCTAAGATGACGACATGTCGTTTGAAAAAACAAAAAGTTTTTAAGGGTAAGATGGCTTGTATTTATGTTGGTGCTCAAAGGACATATGAATTAGAATTCACAGACATTCATGTAGGATGCCCACGAAGTTATAGATGTGTGTTTAATCCTAATGGTCAAGAGCCATCAATAGATAAAGTGATGGAAAGTTTACGAAGCATAGCTAAATAAGAAGATACTATTTACATTGTGGCTATTTATTTTATAATAGGGTATTATTTAGATACTAGGATTTATTGATGGTTTCAGTTGAACAATTTCTTCGTTGGAAGATATTACCGAGATGTATGATGCTTGCTAGTACAGTTATGTCTTGGAGATGTGCTGAATGGTTCATGGATCTAGATGCACCAACTGCTGCACAGTCAGCCTTTGTGTCTGTGGTTATGGGTGTAATGACGGGTGTCTTTGGTATTTGGATGGGACACGAACATAAGGAACACAAATAATGTTAACAGCATTAATTGGACCAGTAAGTAATTTACTTGGTAAGTTTATAGAAGACAAAGACATGAAGAATAAGTTGGCACATGAAGTGGCAACTATGGCTGAGAATCATGCACAAGAACTGGCAAAAGGTCAGTTAGAAATAAACAAAACAGAAGCAGGTCATAAATCTATATTTGTGGCAGGATGGCGACCATTTATTGGTTGGACATGCGGTGTTGCGTTGTGCTGGCATTTTGTGCTTGCACCTGTTACAATATTTGTATGTGCGTATTTGAACGTGGTTATTCCAGAGCTACCGACTTTTGATATGGGTAGCTTGATGACTGTGTTGATGGGGATGCTCGGACTTGGCGGTTTGAGATCATTTGAAAAGTATAAGGGACTAACGAAATAATGACTTCACCTCGTCTAATATTTAATGATTTTTTTAGAGATCCTTTTGGTGGTGAAATAAAATCTATTGGTGGTATGAGTGGTGAAGGTGGCGTATTAGAAAACATACAACAACAAGTAGCAGATAATGGTGAGGCTTTACAAGCACTACAAGGTGGTATAGGTGGATTACCTAATACTCCTTTTAGAAACCCTGGAGACCTATTGGATCTATCAACCTTTAAACCACCTATAGCTCCAGTACAAGATGAATTAAGACTTCCTACAGGTTTTGAACCTTTGCCTACACCTTCTATTGTTGATGCTGCTTCAGACATAGATTCTCGACTAAGAGCCGAGTATGAAAAGGCAGTAGCAGATGCCAAAAGACAAAGAGCCGAAGGTATGCTAGGTCGAGTTATGCTTCCTGGTGAAATGTCCTTTGAGGATTTTAAACAGAATCAAATGGCTGTTGCCAATTCAGGTACACCACTACAAACACAAATAGATCTTTTTAATATAGCACAACCTGTAGCAACAGTAGAACCAAACCCAGGAATAGGATTAATACAAGACCCAGGAATATCAAATATAACTGGAAATTTATATAATGATACTAGCACAGGTTCTCCACAAACATTAAATGAAACACCTCGTTCATATGGAGTGGAATTACAGGACTTTGGTAATAGAGGATATACTGGTGGGGGTTCACCTCCAGTATTTATTGATACTAAACAAATAAACCAAAATCCAACTCTTAGTATGAGTCCAACTCTTAGCATGGATCAAGTATTCGGCAGAGCATTCGCAGGGAAACCAATATAATGGCTAGAGTAAGACAATTTGCAAATGATTTGGGGATAAGCAAGAATCAAGCACAGAACTTAATTAACAAAGGTCGAAGTCGCAAGGACGGAGGATCGCAAATCTTGGAGAGTGTAATGAAGCCAAAGAAATACAAAGCAGGTGGTTCTAACAAAGTAAACAAAGAAGATAAGAAAAAAAAGAATAAAAATAATAATAATAAAAAATTAAATCCTTTTTCAAGAGATGGTAAATCTCGTACTTTTGAATTAACAGAGGATATGATTAGTGGTAGAGGAAGAATGCCTGTTATCAAAATGGAAAAGTTTAATCCAGAGGACATGATTGGTGGTAGAGGAAGAGCACCGGTATTAAAGGATATGGATTTTGATCCAAGAATGACTAGAAGAAATAAAGGTGGGTCGAATGTGATACTACCAAAGAAAAGACCGACTAATCTTAAAAAGAAAAAAACAAGTGAACAGATAGTAAGAGAAATAAATGAATACGAGCTTACAAAGTCTGATATAACAGCATCTGTAGATAGAGATTTTAGTAAGAAAGTTGCTAAACAAAATGAAGAAGCTAAAAAGAAAGTTAAGAAATCAAATATGAAAAACAAGGGTGGCTTTCCAGACCTAACTGGTGATGGAAACGTAACAAAAGCCGATATTCTTAAAGGTCGTGGTGTCCCAGGATTTGCTCGTGGTGGTGGTATGGCTATCCAAGGATTAGGATTTAAAGGAGTAAGATAGTTGGAAGAACAAGGATCAGATGCTCCATCTAGTGTAGGCTCAGACTCTCCATCTAACTCTCAAGATATGGGTATAGATAGCTCTTATTCGAATCAGAATTCGATTAATCAGGGGCCTAATCAATCATATTCAAACACTAATTCAAACATAGCTGCTGCTATAGCTGCTTCTATAGCACAAAACCCAAACTATGGTCGAGTCACAGAAACAATAGATCGTGATCAACAAATAGCTTCCATGTTAGGAATAACTCCCGATAATCCTTTTGGATATAAGAGTCCTTTTTCTGGGTTTACTGACGCTCTTGGAATTTCATTAGATTATAGTAATATATTTAGTGCTCCAGAAATGAATGCCATTGCACAAAAGAATGTCGATGTTTATAGCAATCCAAACAACACTCCAGGGCTACCAGGGTTTGACAAAGATCAACCAGCGAATCAACCAAGATCTGGTATACAAAGAGGATTTGGTTCTCTTTTTAATC